AACTAGAGGATTCAAAGGCGATATTATTCCACCTGATTCATTTCCATTGCTGGTTATTGAGGCAAAAAATTATGGCGAACTGCAATGGCACAATCTTGCACTAGGCAAGGAAGTAAAACTGTTAGATAGTTTTATTCAACAATCACAAGAGTCATGTGAAGAAAATGACAAATGGTTATTGTGTGTTAAAATATCAAGACAGGGCGAGTTTGTGCTGTGGGATCCTGCACAGTGGAACAATTTAAAACACACCAAAGATTACAAACAATTTCACTATATCGAATATAAAGATTTTTGGCAATCAAATGCCGATGCTGTTAAACAGCAGTCTACTTAAACAACTACCTGACCAGATTTTTTAAATCGTTCGGCGTTTTCGCCTATAAATTTGATTAAGTCGTTACGATCTATTTCAGAAAGAGACCAAGCCTCTTCCCAAGTGATAGATCCACGCATGTACCAACAGATTTCGGTTATCTGTTGTTTGATAGTTTCGCGTTCCTTTGCTAACTTTTCAAAGTAGACATTTATTTGACTAGGCTCAGCCTTTAAGAGCCAACCCCGAAAAAATCCGTAGGACTAAAATCAACTTCTGATACCCATACATTTCCGCATGATTCTTTTGAACAAGTCAATTCAATTTTTTTATCAATATCAAGGTTATTAATTTTAGCAAGTACTTCGTCAATTTGTTTTGCCGCAGATGAATCAATATTTTGTATAAAAGCAAATATTTCATCTGGATTTCTAACTTCATCACCATCTGGTGTAACAACTTTGACAATACTTCTTCCAAGTAAAGAAACACTCATGTCTGCCATTCTTCTAAAACTTTTATTATAGATCGACATGCTTTCAGCATTTATTTCTTTTTCTTGTGTTAAGTTTTGAAGTGTTTTAGTTTCATCAAAAGCCGCCAATGCCGCTTCAGTCTGCATTGCAAAAGTATATGGTCTAACATATACAACTACACCTGTATCTAATTTTACAGGATATTCAGACTCGAGTAGTTTAGCAGTTGGCAAAATATTTCTTAAATTAACAACCCCACCAGTATCAGTTTTGCACACAGGACACTTTGCACTTACTTCGTGCTCTTCTCCGGTAGTAGCAATCTTTATAGCAATTAATAAAGTATCGATATCTGTTATTGGTAACTCTTTTGGATCTTGTATACCAGGAACACAACTTTTAATAGTTAAAGCAATAGCCTCACCATTAAGCAGTGCATCTGGATTTTTCATCATGGTTTCATCACGTCCAGTCATGGCCATAATTGCTAATTCGCCACTCATTGATGTTTCTGCATCAGAATTAAATGCACCTTGACTTGGAACACGAACATATAGTTTTGGTGCTCTGTAGTACTTTGATAATTTGTTTTCACTCATTTTTTGTTTCCTATTATATACGTATATAACTATTACGATAAATATTTATGTTATAGTAGTACTTATCTACTTAATTATATGGGTATTTAATGAAAAATGGCTGACGGCGATAAAATTACAATAGATCAAATAAATTGGGACGATTCTAATCTTCCTAAATGGGCAACTGAGGAAACGCAAAAAAAGATTGCTAAAGCCTTGGGTGCAATGGATAAAACTGACGATAAAGAATTAAAAGAAAGCAAAAAGCAAACAAAAGCATTACAAGATGTTGTTAAACGTGTTGAACAATTAAACAAAAACAGTTCTGAAAGTTCAAAGAAAATGATCGCAAACCTAAACAAAAAAGGTGGCGATTATACTAAAGATTTAGTTAAGAAAAATGTATCAACACCCTTTAAGTCAGTTAATGTAGCAGTACAAAAATTTGCTGGTAAATTAGGAATAGCAGGTGCAGTGATTGGCGGCTTTGCCGCGGCGGTTGGATTTGTGATTGGTAGACTAAAACAATTTTCAGATTCGTTTAGACAAGTTTTTGCGTTAGGTTTTAGAATAGAGCAAGGATCAATGGGATTAGCAAAAGCGGCTGTGGCGGCTGAAATGAGTGTTGGGGCATTCACAGAAATCCTTTCGAAATATTCAACCACGGTTGGTATATTTGGTGTACAAGCATTTTCAGATTTAAATGTGGCTGTAAGGGATAATTTACAAGCACAAGGTTTATTGGGTATGAGCCTTAATGAATTAACTGAATACACCGCTGATTATCTTGAACAGTTAAGAGTTGCAGGAATACTTGAAGGAAAAAGCCAAGAACAAATTACAGAAATGGTAGAAGTTTATGCAAAAAATATCACAGCATTTTCTCAATTAGCAAATGTAAGTAGAGACCAAATTGCGGCAGTCATAAAAGGTGCAACATCAGTTGAAGCATTTACAAATAAGTTAAACACGTTACCCGACAATGTACAAAGGAATGTACTTGCCGCGGCACAAACAGTAGTAGGTATGTTTGCCGGTCTTGGTGTTGAGTTTGGTGATCAACTTGCAACAACATTTACAACAGCATATGGACGAGGTGGTTTGTTCTTCACACAAGCAGGTAGAGAACTACTTGCGGTTAACAGAAGATTGTACAATGCAATGGATGGCATCATTAATAACATGGAAAGTTTAAATGATGTTAGTGCCGCAGAAGCAACAGCGAGATTGATAGACGAAGTAGCAAATGTCAGTGATGCCGAAAGAGACAGACTAGGGCTTATAGAACGTTCGAACACAGAATTTTCAAATGCGGCTAGACAACAAATTCAATTGATAAACCAAGTAAGGCAATTACAAGAAAATGGTACGGTTGAATTATACAAAGACCTACAAAGATTGAGAGAGACATCACAAATTGATAATTTATCTAAGGCATTTATAAACTTTGAACGTGCTCAGGCAAAATTTGCAGTTGTTTTTAATAAGTTCTTTACTACACTATTTGGCAATGATACAATATTAGGAATCATAGATAGCTCAATGAAAAGTATTACAGAATTTTTTGTTAATATTGCACAAAAAATTGTGGACAACGCAGGAGCAATCGCAGAAAAAATTGCCCAGTTGGTTGAAAGATTTATAGATTTCCTAAAAGGATTCCAAGGTTTAACTTTAGGCCAGTCGATTGCCAGAGCATTAGGTGGTGTATTTTCTGTTTTACAAGATGCTATTGTTGGTGCAATTATTAAAGGAATGAAATTAGCATTACCGGGACCATTTGGAAATAAAACAATGAAAAATGCTGAAGCAACAAGAATGACATCTGTGAATAATGCTCTAGCACTTAAACAAGCGATCGAAACTGGTGATGCATCTAGATTGACAGGGTCGGTATTACCTGGTTTAAACAAAGCAGAAAATAAAGGTGGCGAAACAAGAAAACGAGCATATACAAGTAGGTTGACTTCGGGTTTATCACCGGACAAATCGTCAGCAGTAGGAGAGATAATACAAAACGCATACAACAATCTAGATAAAAGTGACAGAAGCAAACCAGCCGCATTGCGAAATGCAATTGTAGCCGGAATTAAAACTTTAGATCTTGAGACAAAAAATATAGTTCTTAATAAACTTTTAGATATGCAAAATAAAAATATTGCAAAACAAGAAGAAATAATCAATATAGCCGCAGGATCAAATGTTAATTTATCAACAAGTCAAATTGCAGTAAATGAAAAAACTAGTTTTAATAGTGACAATGCTGTAGGTAAAGATATAACTGATCCAGCCGGATTATCAGCGGCCAGAATGCGTATTTCAAACCAATACCTTCCAATGATGGGATCAAGCGATCCAACTGCAACTGCCGAATCTGAATATTACAGAACTTCTCTAGCGATAATGAAGAAAATTGCCGATAACACAGGTGAAGGAGCCAAAGCGGCCAAAAATACAGCAGATAGTGTACAATAATAAGTGGTTGCAATCATTATTAAAATACTATATAATTTACATAAATAACTGCATAAAAGGTACGTACACACAATGAGTTGGAAAAAACACTTTACTACATATGAAACTAAACTAGGACAACAAAGTCCTGTAGGTAGTTCGTATGGAGAATCTTCACAATCAAAATACAGCTCGTGGTTACCAGAAGTATATGCGGGGCAACCAAATCGTATTGAACGTTATTATCAATATGATCAAATGGATCTTGACACAGAGATAAATGCGGCACTTGACACAATAGCAGAATTTTCAACTCACAATGATCCAAAGACAGGTGTTCCGTTTAAAATTTTTTACAAAGATAAACCAACTGACACAGAAACTGAAATTTTAAATCAAAGTCTTAAGCAATGGGCAAGTATCAATGATTGGGACAAGAGATGTTTTAAACTTTTTAGAAATGTGATCAAGTATGGTGATCAGGTACTAGTTAGAGATCCAGAGACATACAAATTATTATGGGTTGATCACGCAAAAATTGAAAAGATAGTTGTTAACGAAGGTAAAGGTAAAAAACCAGAAGCATACTTTATCAGAGACTTAGATCTAAATTTACAAAATTTAAATTTAACAACAATGAGCCAATATCAGTACACGGCTCCAACAGCATACCAAAGTGGTAACATGCCGTTTAGTGGTGATGCCAAATACAAAGGTATGACAAGTGCAACCACAACATCACAAGCAGGTAGATTCAATATGGATGTAATGACAACACCTGTTGATGCTTCACACATTGCACATATTTCATTATCGGAAGGCATGGATAGATTTTGGCCTTTTGGTACTTCAGTGTTGGAAGCAATATTTAAAGTGTACAAGCAAAAAGAATTGTTAGAAGATGCAATCATTATTTACAGAGTTCAAAGAGCACCAGAACGTAGAGTGTTCTATATAGACGTAGGTAACATGCCTAGTAACAAAGCGATGGCATTCATCGAACGTGTTAAAAATGAAATACATCAAAAACGTATTCCAAACAAAACAGGTGGCGGACAAAATATTATGGATGCCGCTTACAATCCATTATCACAAATTGAAGATTATTTCTTTGCACAAACGGCTGAAGGTAGAGGTTCAAAAGTTGAAACATTACCAGGTGGTCAAAATCTAGGTGAAATTGATGATTTGAAATACTTTAATAATAAGTTGATGAAAGGTTTAAGAATCCCATCAAGTTATTTGCCGTCAACATCAGATGATCCGGGTTCAGCATTCACTGACGGTAGAGTTGGTACAGCGTACATTCAAGAATTTAGATTTACAAAATTTTGTCAACGTTTGCAGGCAATGGTTATGCCTACACTTGACAAAGAATTTAAAATGTTCTTAAAGCACAGAGGTATTGAAATTGATTCAGGCGGATTTGAAATACAATTCAATGAGCCACAAAACTTTGGCAAGTACAGACAAGTTGAAATTGATAATCAAATGGTTAGTATCTTTTCACAAGTACAACAAGTACCATATATTTCAAAACGTTTTGCACTAAAACGTTTCTTAGGACTTGATGAAGGTGAAATTTATCAAAACGAAAAATTATGGTCAGAAGAAAATGCTAATTCTACACAACCACCAGCACAAGGTGATGACATTGGTGGCGGTGGCGGACTATCAGATGTAGGAGCGGCTCCAATGCCAGCCACAGATACAGAAGCACCAGAAGATGCACCAGCAGGTGATGCCGCAGACGCAGGTTTAGATTCACCACTAACACCAGACACTGACACTCCAGCAACATAGAATACTAGTATGATGAATATGTCTCATACTTTAATTAATGTCATTGATGTATGGAATATGGATCAAATTCCATATCCTGATTTGCCTAATAAAATCATTGAAGATATAAAAACTGATATGTGTGAGTTTTCTAAATTTCTGTCAGTAAAATTAGATAGTTTTAAAAAACAAGGAGCACACATTAATATAGCAATGCATCATCATTCTCCGAATCAATTTTTTACGTTTTTAGAAGATAATAAAAATGATCTAACTTTTATGGAAGATCCTAAATTTTTAAAAAAATACATGGACGACAATAAGTTAACAAAATTGATCATATGTGGAGCTCATTTATTCAAATGTATATCAGAACGACCAACAGGATACACCAAAATGAAAACAATGGTTCCAGATACCAAAATAGCCATAACATTATGTAGAGCATTACCACAAGATGCTTTTCCAAAAAAATCTCGATCAGGTGAAGTGCCGTTTTATCCTAGTGCAGATTTAGTTTATCTTTGATTATAAATAACATAGCAAAGGTATTGTTATGAAAATTTACGAAATTAGCACAAAAGATTTATACTGCTTTGAACCTTTAGAAGAAGGTGCAAGCCAGATTTTTGGACGTACTGGAAGGTCTCGATCAAAAGGCAAATCAAGAATAACAACACAACGTTTTAGATGTCCAACAGGACCTAGAAAAGGGCGTATTGTTGCTAATCCAAGTACCTGTAATAAACCCTTAAATGTTAAACAAAGTGCTAAAATGAAAAGCACACGTCAAGCAAAAGGCTCAATACACGGTAAAAGATCATCATACACTAAAAAGTTCAGTCAAGCATCACAACGTGTTAAACGTGCAAACTTGGCACTTAAAGCTCGTAGAGGAAAAAGGTAAATACAAACATGCGTTACAGTGAACTAAAAGAGAACTATTTTCCAGAGCATGATCACTATCATATGGCTCATATTGAAGATGGTCGTAAAACACGACTTACATTAAAGCACTTAAACAAATTGCGTAAAGTACGTGAAATGCGTAAAGCAGATCAGGAAAAAAACCGTGAATTTGTGGCCACAATGTACGCACAACCGCCTGCTGTATAATAATATTACATTATTATTACAAAACGAGTCAAAATAGGTGCCTTTTCCACTAATTTTCCTATAAATAAGTAAATAACATATACGTTAGAGCTTTCTATTGAGCTTTATACGATATTACTAGTAATATAATGGAGATTAACGATATGTCTACTACAAAGTCTAAACTAGAACAAGTTCTAGAATATCTAGTTAACAACGAATCAGAAAAAGCTCAAGAGCTTTTACATGATGTGATTGTTGAAAAGGCTAGAAAAATACATGAAGAGTTGATCGAAAATCAAACTGACGAAATCGAAGAAGATTTAACTACTGAAAACACTGAAGAAGCAGTTGATGAAGCAGAAAAATCAGATGAAGATGCTGTTGAAGAAGCAACAGATTCAGATGAGGATGCTGTAGAAGAAGCAAAAGATTCAGATGAAGAAGCAGTTGAAGAAGCGACTGATGAGTCAGGTGACGAAACCGTTGAAGAAAAAGTTGGCGGTTTAGGCGATCAAGAAGAAGATTTAACCAATGCTGTCAAAGATGAAGCAGACAATCATGCTGAAGAAATTGAGCATGAAGAAACTAACGAAGATGATGGTGATGAAGATGGCGAAGCCGATGACCATGATCATGAGGAAGTTGAAGACAGAGTTGACGATCTAGAAGATGCTTTAGAAGATCTTAAAGCTGAATTTGAAAAAATGATGGGCGACGAAGACAAAGACGAAGACGGTGATGACAACGAAGAAGCCGCTGATGATTTAGAAGCAGAAATGCCTGCTCCTGAAATGCCAGCAGAAGAAACAGTTGAAGTTGCTGACGAAGTTGCGTTTGAAGGCGAAGAGTCAGATTCAAAAGATGGCGAAGAGTTAGAAGAAGCAACTGAATTATCAGCTGTTGCAACTCCAAAAGGTGGAGACAACGGTGCTAATTCAAAATCACCAGTATCAGGTAAAAACGATATGGGTGGTTCAACATCAAACATTGCACAAGGCGGTGAGGAAAAAGGCGGTAAGGCACCTGCTGTTAAGGACAATCCAGACAGTCCAAAACAGGAGAAAGCAAAATTATCACCTGCTCCAAAGGCTAAGGCATAATTTGATTTATAGGAGATCGTCAAGATGATTAAACCACTTTTAGAAAGTTTAACTTTTGATCAAGCCGGCATGCAAGTATTACATGAAGGCGAAGGTGATAAGAAGAACTTATTCATGAAAGGTGTATTCATCCAAGGCGGAGTAAAGAATCAAAATTCACGTGTTTATCCACTTGAAGAAATCGAAAAAGCGGTAGCTTCAGTGGACGAACGCTTGAAAGGTGGTTATTCTGTGCTAGGTGAAGCAGATCACCCTGAAGAATTAACAGTGAATTTAGATCGTGTATCACACATGATTGAATCAATGTGGATGGACGGTCCAAACGGAATTGGTAAACTTAAAATTTTACCAACCCCAATGGGAAACATTGTAAAAACCCTTTTGGAAAGCGGAGCAAAATTGGGTGTGTCATCAAGAGGTACTGGTAACGTGAACGAAAGCGGCAAAGTTGCTGATTTTGAAATTGTTACTGTGGACATTGTTGCACAACCATCGGCACCGGATGCTTATCCAAAAGCAATATATGAAGGTTTGATGAACATGAAAGGCGGAAGACGTTTATACGGTATAGGCGCTGACGCTGTTTATGATCGCAAAGCAGAAGGCTATCTTAGAGATGAGATAGTCAAATTAATAAAAGAGTTGAAGTTATAAGGAGAACTACTCATGGCAGATATTTTTAACGGAATACTTGAGTCAGATGCTATTTCAGAAGACTTGAAAACACAGATTCAAGAAACGTGGAAATCTAAGTTAGATGAAGCCAGAGAAGAGATCACTGCTGAACTTCGCGATGAATTTGCTCAACGTTATGAAAATGACAAAGGGCAAATTGTTGAGGCTATGGACACAATGCTTACTGACAGAATTACTTCAGAGATTGAAGAACTTAAGGCTGACAGAGCGGCATTGGCTGAGCAAACAGTTGCTTACAAAACTAATATTGAAAAACATACTAGTTTAGTAGACAAATTTGTTGCTGAGCAATTAGCCAAAGAAGTAAAAGAACTACACGCTGACAGAACAGACTTGAAAAACAATTTTGCAAAATTGGAAAACTTTGTTGTTAAACAATTAGCAAAAGAGTTAACTGAGTTTGAAAACGACAAAAAAGCAGTTGTAGAACAAAAAGTTAAATTAGTAGCGGAAGGCAAGAAAATGATTGCTGAAGCGAAACAACGTTTTGTTTCTAAAGCGGCTAAAGTTGTTGAAAAAACAGTTGAGAAAAGTTTAAAAAGCGAAATGTCACAACTTAAAGAAGATATCAAAGTTGCTAAAGAAAACAACTTTGGTAGAAAAGTGTTTGACGCTTTCGCCGGCGAGTATATGTCTTCTCATCTAGCCGAGGGTACAGAGGTTAGAAAACTTCAAAAAGAATTAGAAACTGTAACAGCAAATACCACTGACACAGAATCTAAACTAAAAGAAAAAGACGCAGAAATCGAAGCAATTCAAATGAAGTTAAGAATTGCTGAAGATAAGAATGTACGTGAAAAAGCTCTTACAGAGCTAACTGCAAACTTGTCTAAAGACAAGCGTCGAGTAATGAACGAATTGCTTGAATCTGTACAAACAAGTGATTTGAAAAAACAGTTTAACAAATACTTACCAGCAGTTTTAAATGAATCAGCACCAGCTGTTTCAAATAAAACTATTGTTACTGAATCAGTAACAGAGGTAACTGGTAATAGAGAAGCACCTGCTGACACAAGTTCAGAAACAGGTGACATTGTTGAACTTAGAAAACTAGCAGGTCTAGGAGCAAAGTAAAATGACAAACATGATCAATGAAAATTGGACAGAAACTAAATCAGCATTGATGGAAGGCCTTTCAGGCACTAAAGCAAAATCAATGGAAACTGTCCTTGAGAATACAAAGACTTACTTGGCTGAGGCGGCTTCAACTGGCGCAACAGGTGCCGGCAACGTAGCGGCTTTAAACAAAGTAATTCTTCCAATTATCAGACGTGTGATGCCTACAGTAATTGCAAACGAAATCGTTGGTGTACAACCAATGACTGGTCCAGTAGGCCAAATTCACACATTAAGAGTTAGATACTCAGATGCAAAAGACGGTGTAACAGCAGGTGCTGAAGCACTTTCACCTTTTGAAATTGCAAGATCTTACTCAGCTAATCCAGGTTCTGGTACACAATCACCAGTAGCGGGTGCATCAACTTCATCTTTAGAAGGTGAAGCTGGTAACAAAATGTCAATTCAAATCTTAAAACAAACTGTTGAAGCGAAAACACGTAAATTATCAGCACGTTGGACATTTGAAGCGGCACAAGACGCATCAGCAATGCATGGTTTAGATGTAGAAGCAGAAGTAATGGCGGCATTAGCACAAGAAATTACTGCTGAGATTGACCAAGAAGTTCTTGGTTCATTAACAGCATTAGCAGGTTCAGGTACAGCATACAATCAATCATCTGTATCAGGTACAGCAACATTTGTTGGTGACGAACATGCGGCATTGGCAGTTGCTATTAACAGAGAAGCAAACTTAATTGCACAAAGAACTAGAAGAGGCGCGGCGAACTGGGCTGTTGTTTCTCCACAGGCTTTGACAATTTTACAATCAGCAACAACTTCAGCGTTCGCAAGAACAACTGAAGGTACTTTCGAAGCACCAACTAACACAAAATTTGTTGGTACATTAAACGGCGCAATGAGAGTATATGTAAACTCATACTTGGTAGATGATTCTCCAGTATTGATTGGTTACAAAGGTGCTGGTGAAGTAGACGCGGCGGCATTCTATTGTCCATATATCCCACTAATGTCTTCAGGCGTTATTGTGGATCCGTCAACTTTTGAACCAGTAGTGAGCTTTATGACAAGATACGGTTATGTAGAGTTAACAAACACTGCATCATCACTTGGTAATTCAGCAGACTACCTATCAAAAATTGCTATTTCAAACGCAACATTTATCTAATTTTAGATATCAATACAGAAACCCCGGATTAATTCCGGGGTTTCCCTTGACTATACACATATTATAAATTGGCCAGATCTGCTAAATAATAGTAATACATATTGGAGCATTATATC